TGCTGCTCCTTATCTTGCTGAAGATCTACGTTTAGTCCCTGATGTCATCAAAGACCGACCATACCCAATCCGTGTTTCCCGTTTTCTGGGATCTTGCTCGACTCTCAAGGATCGTTGAAGACCAGGAAGTTGAGAATTCAATTGTTTGATTTGATCTGCTGCTGTGGTTGCTTCGGTGACATACTGGCTCAAAGGCTCTTCTAGACTCTGATATGCTGTTTGTAGATCCTTATATTTCTTAGCACTTGCGTCATAAACTGATTTAGTGTCTGAAGATGCACGGTCGACATAGCCCGTGTCCTGAGCCAATGATTGATAATTCGACAAAGCACGTTGGACCTCACCGGAACCTGTGAAATTCTGATAGGCTTGTGCTGCAGGAGTATATGTGCCAGAGGCGTATTGATTGTAAGTATTGACACTGGGGTTATAAGTATTCTGGAGATAGTTCTGATAGTTCTGTAACGCACCTGCCGACTGTTGCTCTGCAATACGAGTAACGAATCCCGTGTCGCCAATAAAATCCTGGTAGGCTTTGTCCACTGCTCGATTTTGAACTATGACTCCAGCCATTGATTGCTGGTTACTTCGAATGTCGCTTTGGTAACCTTGAATGTTTGTTACATATCCGCTGATTCGTTGGTTCGCCTGATTCACATAGCCAGTGTAGGTATTTGCAAGATTTGCTGTTGCCTGGTAGGTGTCATAGGTACTAGCACCACGTTGGTAGCGTTCATACACTGCATCGGCAAAAGTCTTGGTCCCACGACTTGATAAAAACTTGATTGCTTCTGTCAAAGACCCATAACCAGAATCGTTTACCTGTCCGAGTGCTTGGGCATAACCCTTGTAGTAGCCTCCTAGGACACCGTATTCTTGTGCGCTTTGGTAGCGATTCTGACTGTCAGTAAAAACACGATACATTTTATTAGTGCTGTCTACGACATAACGTCCACCAAGTTCTGCTGAGTTTGCAAAAATGTTTCTGAAATTCTCTTGGCCTGAAATATTGCGTTGCTGACTTCTGATCTGTTCATTCAACTGAACAACGTTGCTTTCAAAGCCTTCGTAGTCTTGCCGTATCTTTTGGAATTGTTGCTGAAAATCGCCTAGTTTCGTTTGATACTGCTGCTGTCCGGACTGAGTCCCAGATGAGTAGGCACTGGAATATGTCCCATAGAGGGTGTTTGCTTGTGTTGCATAAGAATCTTTGAGACTGCCTAGTCGATTCAGTTCCTGTTGTGCTGCTTTGTAAGTGCTCTCTAAGCCAGAACCTCGTTGTACTGTGCCCTGGTACGTCTGATAACGTTGCTGGAGGTCACTGTTGTAGCTGTCAATCGATTGGTTCCGGTCTCTGACGTATCGGTTGTAATCTTCTGTTAATGTACTCTGATAATTCTTTGCGGATTGAACTGCTTCGGAATACTTCGGTTGCAATGCCTGATAGTTTTCTGTTGCTGTCTTCCCGATTTCTTTAAATCGAGTACGGTCTTTCTCTAGTTTCCGAAGCTGAGTCAGAATGCTCATGGCCTTTCCAAAATGAAAATGGATCAAAAGATGCGTCTCGGATTGAACCCTCGGCTACCATCACTCTGGGTCTCCATGTCCGAACTGTTGCATAACGGAGAGATTGTACGGCATATCGTGTTGCAGACATCAGGTCATCGTTTTTCCTGACAATCTTCCCGTCCTTTCTGTGATAAATCCGATACTCCTTGAACCAATCCTGGAGATGATCGAAGACTTTCAACCGTCCTGTTTGGAACCTTGTGATCATGGCCATGATGCCCGGTTCGACTGCAATGCCGCCTTCTGGATTTAAAAAGTGAGATCCTAAGAAGTTGATCCCTGCTCTTCGGTATTGATCTGCTAAGGCATGACCGCTTCCTTTGTCATGGATACTTCCATCGTGAGGCCACGCTACCGGAATCCAAGTTCCTCGGTGTTTGATGGCTTCTGCGTGTTGCAGCATCGCTGCTCCACGTTGACAATAACTGTCGTAAAGATAAACCGTGTCTGTATCCCGGTCCCATGCTGCCCAGACGGTTGCTGTCGGATGGTCAAACCCGAAATCGATTCCTGCAATCCGGGGCCAGTGATCTGGTATTTCAAATGGTGGAATTGCAAAGACCTCTTCTGCAATTGGAAAGACTTGACCACTTCCAAGAACTGGAATCCCTTTGATCGCATCTGTCTTTCATGTAACGGCAAGGCCGCCAGGATCTCCTCTTTGACTTCTTCTGATAAGTGACTCGCATCATCCCAGGTTGCTGTTACCAGTTGCTGAGAAGATTTCCTGTCATTTAAAAAGTTCTGAACAACTCCGGTTACTCCACGTTCTGGAGTAAATGTCATGTAAACCGGACCTCCGTTCTTCAGAGATGCACGAAGACTTTGAGAATAGATATCCTGTGGTGGTTCCTCGTCCATCCAGACCACATCTACGGCTACTCCCATCCATGCTGCAGGACCACTGTCGTAACTTTTGAACTGAAGTCTGCTCTTGCCATTTACATGTTTGATCAAGGCCATCCCAATTCCATTTGGGACTCCAGGGTTCCGCTCTGTTGATAGAATCAACTCCTTCGGGATTGCTGCTGTGCCAAGTGCATCCGGATCACCCGGTGTGCCGAGAAGTTCTGCTTGAACAATGTCTCTTGTTGCATAGTGACTCTGTCCTGCTGCCCATGCATTGATCGGTTCGTTAAACTTCCATCCGTTCCACCAATCGGGATAGAGACCTGTCAAGTGAAAGGACAACTCTGCTGCACCACAGAAGGTCTTCCCGGTCTTGTTTCCTGCCATCAGACAACGCTGCCGTGCTAACTTTCCTCCGTCATCCAAACCTTCGTGGAACTGTGCCTGGAACGGATAAGGATCGTAGAATGAAAGTTTATTGAACTTCCGGACATCTTCGTACTCCTTCTGAAGTTTGAGAACCTCTTCAACTAGTTTTACTTTCTCCTTTTCTTCTGTCACTTCTTCTTCTTCTTCGCTTTCTTTGCTGCCTTCTTCCCGGCTGGTGTGTACGGATATTTTTTCCCATTGACCATTGGCATACCTATCTCCTTTTGGATTTGTTTCGTTTTGCAGTCTTTGCTGAGTCCTTAAACGCTTTGTTAGTAGGTGCTCCCTTCTCTCCCTTCTTCCTCATGGGTTTCCCAGACTTCCGCTTCTTGTGAATGTTGTGATAGAGTCCGTGTTTCGATCCCTTGTGCATACTGTCTCCTTGTTAGCAATTCCACATTTTCCTTGACCAGTAGTTTGCTGAAGTCCGGTCATTCTTTCCCTTGATCCCTCCACTCCGAGCACAGTAACTCTTCTTTCTTCCCGGTTGGTCCTTCTTAATCGACATCTTGGAATCTCCGAAACGAACCTTGATCACATTGCCCTTATCGTTCTTCACGTAGACTGCGAACTTCTTCTTCTCTTTCGGTGTCCGGAACGGTTTGTTCAGACTGACTTTCTTTCCCTGGTACTCTGACATTCCAACCTCTACTGTAAAATTTGGAGAGACGCACCTTTCAATATCTTGAACTATTGAGTATCGGTTTGCTCATGTACCTCCAACAGAAAACTCTGCCGAAAAGTGGCTCGACTACCGAGTGCGGATCGTGGTGATCCAACAAAGTCCATGAACGTTTACGTCTCTACAATCTGAGCATCTTCGATCTTATCCAATCCCAGTAACTTTTCTGCTAACTCGTTTCCAAGCTTCTGTCTGGCTTCTGTCTCTATCTCCTTCGGAGATCTTCGGATGACCTCTTGTTTGATGTCCACTTCACTCTTTGGCTTGAAACCAGCCCTGTCCAGAAGATCCTTAGTCGCATTGAACCTCGTCTTCTCGTCCTCTGCAGTGAAAGCCAGGTCCACCATATTCTGTAGACACTCAACTGCAATCTCACCAAGGTTTGCTCGTACCTGGAGTTCAACGATTTCTCCATACTTCCGGTTCATCTGACGTATTGTGCCAGGGGGCAACTTCGTATGGTCTGCTAACTTCCGAGTTGATAACTCTGCTGCTCGTCCCTGGGACCACATGGCTCCAATTGGTGCACACTGGATCTTGCCGAACTTCTCCTGGATCTCTATGTCCCGTTGCTCAACTCGTTTCCTCGGATTCTTCATGCTTCTTAAATTCCGCTGAGTTAAATGCACTAAGCACTAATTCCATTCCGTAGACCCACCTGTTGCCAAAGGAGATCGTCAGTCCTCCCGTAGTGAATGTCACCAGGATCGCTACTGAATCCGTAAATCGGTCACTGAGAGCGTGTTTTTCATGTTCTTGGTATCTGGATGGTGGAATCTGATCAAAGACACTGACGGTGGTTCCGCTTCGCTCGATGTACCTTTTGATTGCCTGAGCTACTGGGGTCTTTCCAACTCCGGAAGTTCCGGTGATTTTGATGATTGCGGTGTCTTCCATGGTCTCCTGATTACTTTTGATCAGTTTATATCAGATGGGACAAGAAGGCGCTAGGGTTTTTTCCTCCGGGAATAGGAAGGGGATGACCTACTACAGACAGAACGTCAATTTTGGACCCCTACCCCTTTGAATGGTCGAGAAAAACATGGTCAAATCGGTGCTAGAGTTGCTATTCAGTGCTTTACTATCATCAATGAGTTCGTTAATGCTGGATATGGAACCAATAGAACTTATAGAATACCAATGAAATCAGTGGCTTGATACATTTAATAAATTATCATTGATAAAAACTGGAGATACTTGGAGACCTTGAGCGAACCATCAGGATCTGAAATGTTACCGGAAAATGTCTTCCCCAACTTCTCCCCAACTTATCCAACTTACTTCCAACACTATCATTCCAACCATCCAGGACCACCAACCAAACCCTGGTATCTACTGACCAGACACCCAGGTAATGATCAAAAGTTCAGAATAAAATAATCAAAAGTGATCAAAAAGTGCTTGTGTTCTAAAATAGAACATGCGATGGTTCTTTTACTGATTCAATTCTGATCAGTTTTGATACCTTATTAAATACGAGGACAAGATGACAAAGCTTAAAAGAAAAATGATTGACAGAGTTCTGGATGTAGTGACTACCGATCCACTAATGGAAAGACTTCGAGAAACCAATCAGGACAAGCTCGAAAACATCCTTGCTGGAATGCCAGAGAGCTTCCTTTTAAAGACCATTCCAGAGAACGAACGTTACCTATATCGATAACCAACAAGCCGGGGAAACCCGGCACAACCTACGAGGACAAGATGAGACCAACAGAATTCTGCTTTTACACTAAACCATATGAGCACCCAGACTGCGACTGGCTCTGCATGGTCAAGGATATCAAGGAAGCTCTATTTTACGCCGATCACTTTGGAATTCCGAACTCTGGAGTTGGAACGAATGGAGAAAGTTTTTGGATTCTTGAGCCGACAGAGGGCAAATGAAAATTTTTACAATA